TGGAAGCGTATTTGATGGACTTGCTATTTATAATACTTTACGATCTCATCAAGGATATGTAAACATCAAGATAGAGGGATTGGCTGCATCTATATCAACTGTTATCGCTATGGCAGGAGATAATATAGAGATGGCTGAGAACGGTTTCTTTATGATACACAATCCTTTTGGACAATCAGCAGGAGAAGCAGGAGATATGCGTAAAACTGCTGATCTTTTAGACAAGATAAAAAGTGAAATTATTGAGATTTATCAAAGACAGACAAAGTTACCTTACGATGTTCTTTCTGAGATGATGGATAAAGAAACTTGGTTATCAAGTCAAGAAGCACAGGAACTTGGTTTTATAAATGATATTACAGAACCACTAAAAGTTGCTGCTAGTTATAACCTTTCTAAATTTACAAATGTGAATGAAAAAGAGGTTATGGATATATTAACATTAAGTAATAACAAAAAACTTTTTAAAATGACCGAAGAATTAAAAACTTGGTTCAACAGCCTTAAAGAAGAAATCGTTATGGCTGTCAAAGGAGAGGAAGTTTCTGCTCCTAGTGAAGTTTCTGTTGTTCTTTCTGACAATGAAGATGTAGTAAACAAGTTCACAGAGCTTGAAAACAATGCTACTTCTTTAAAAGAAGAGAAAGAAGAGTTATCTACATTAGTTGGTGAAAAGGAAAGCGTGATCGCTGAATTGACTAACAAGATAGCTGAAATGGAAGCAAAGCTAAACAAAAGTGAAGCAACTGAAACTGTTGTAGAAGCAGAAGAAGAGCCTACAATCACTCCAACTGAAGAGGTTGTAAATGAGTGGGATGCTTTTGCTAAATCAATATTAAAATAATAATTTAAAACTAATTTAAAATGGCTTATACAAGTGCAAGTTTACCTACTGTAAATCAGTATGATGTAAATAAGACAATTCTTGAACCTTTATTTTTAGGTCAAGATTATATGCAATATATGGATGTTATGCCAAATGTTGCAGGAACTATCGTATTAGATAGATTTCAAGCGTTAAGTGGTATTACTAAGGAGTTTGCTTCAGGTGCTTTTTCTGCTGAAACAGGCGAGAAAGGTGCTGCTGTAACTATCACACCAAAAAGAATGGAAGCTGAAATCGCTTTCGCAGGAAACTCTTTATTCAACAAGATGAAAGGTCAGTTGATGAGAGGTGGACACGACTTTGATAATGTTGACGGAACTATTGTAAAAAATATTCTACTTGGCTTAATCGGAGAAGGTGTACAATCTGACTTCAACCGTCAGTTATGGTTATCTGATAGTGGTGCTTCAGGCGACTTTGGTATCTACAACGGTATCTTCCAAGCTGCTTTTGAAGCATCTTCAAATAGCATTAACAGAGCAAGCATCTCTCCTGAACAAACTACTGATGCTGCTTTAGTTGCAGGTAACGGTATCAAGATTTTACGAGCATTATATGATGCTGCTTCTCCTGAGTTATTAGGTGCAGGCAACCATGTATTATTCGTATCAGGCGACATCGCTGATGATTATATGTTAACTCTTGAAGGAACAGGATTTACTACTTCAGGTTACGGAACTTTAGTTAACGGAATGCCACAACTTACTTTTAGAGGTATTCCTGTTGTTGTTCGTAGAGATTGGGATATTGCTATTGCTGCTAACGTTGCTAACATCAACGGAGCAACGGTTGCTGCTGAAACTCACAGAGCAATGTTAACTACTAAAGATGCTTTTGCTGTTGCAACTGACTTTAGTTCTAACGCTGTAGAGCAATGGTATTCTAACGATAACAAAGAGTATCGTTTCCGAGTGGCTTACTCAATCGGTTGTGCATTGAAAGATGCTAAATTGGCTGTGTACTACACTCCTGATAACATGGCATAATTGAATTTAATTATGGGGGATGAAATACTCCCCCTAATTTTTAACTTATAAAAACTAAATAAAATGGCAATAGAAAATATCGCAGTTGCACATACTGATATGGAGCTTAGAGGCGGTCTAAAAGCCTTAGGTGTTTATATGTTTTCTGATATTTCTGCTATCACTTTTGATACAGACGGAAATCATCAGATTACTGCTCTAACTGATGCAAACGGTAAATTGTTTGAGTTAAAGCAAGGCACAGGTTCTTTGACCTCAACAGGTACTAAAGAAGGTGGAACAATTATGTTTGAACATACTGTTACAGCATACATTCCAAATCTTTCTGATGCACACTTGAGCGCAATAGACAACCTTTCAAATAGAAACCTAGTTGTTATGTGTCAAGATTACAATGACAACACATATGCTGTTGGTTTATCGCAAAAATTCCATGTTGGTGCAGCAACTGATGCTCACAACCAAATGTTTGCTAGATTATCTAGTGTTGAGATGAACACAGGAGCAGCTTTAGGTGACGAAACAGGTGCTACACTTACATTCACTTGTCAGTCAGGAGAGCTTCCTTACTTAATTGAAGATGCTGTAACTATTGATGCAGCAGCAGGAACATTCTCAATAGCTTAATACTAATACTTAATACTTAGTTGGGGGTATATCCCCTAACTTTGTATTATTTTTTATATATTGCATTATGGCATATAAAGCAAAAAAGAAATCAGGGGTTACTTATTTCAAAGGCTTCTCTATTGATTGGTCGAAAGCTACTCAAAAAGAGTTAAAAAATGTTTTTGATTTAGGATATACTAAATTTGTTACAAAGGAAGATGCAAAACAAAAGAAAACCAAAGCACAACCAAAACAAAGTAAAGACAACTCAGACAAAGAGTAGTTTTAATACTAAGTATGCTTTTGTAAACCTATCAACTCCTCAGGTAAGTACAGAGGAAAAGGATTTAGATAGGATAAGAGAAGAGTATATTCCTTTTGGTAAAGACAATCTATTTCCTCAGTATTTAGCTGAATTAAAAAGACAGTCATCTACACATAGATCTGTCTTAGCTCAAAAAACCACATTTACAACAGGTAGTGGTTTCTCTACTTCTAATGAAGCGTTATCTTCTTTTATAGCAGATGTAAACGCTGATGGAGAGAGTTTAAAAGATGTATTTAAAAAACTAGCTGACGATTACTTTACATACGGTAACGCATACTTAGAGGGGGTTATCTACGATGGTGGAATAAACTTCTACCACAAAGATGCCTCTACGGCTAGAGTAAGCAAAAACAAGCAATCCGTTTGCTTTCATCCTGATTGGGCGAACTTCAAAAGAACTCCTGAGAAAAAGCAGGTAATACCTGTTTATCCTAGAGTTGCAAGAAGTAGATTCATTGTTCACTACAAGGATTACGAAAGCACATTTAACTTTTATGGTTTACCTGACTATGTTGCTTCTTTGGAGCATATAGCGATTGATTACGAGATAGGTAAATTTAACCACACAGCATTTAAGAATGGATTTAGTCCTTCTGCCATTGTTACTGTTAACGGAGATTTTGGCGAAGCAGAAGCAGAGAAGTTTGTTGAAACTGCCAAAGATACGCTAACAGGTAGTGGCAACAACTCAAAGATATTATTCCTTGTAAAGAATGGAGATGATAGTAGTGGAACTGATGTTCAGATCATCAACAACAAGGAGGATGGGGACTTCTTAGATTTACAGAAGTTAACCGATCAAAACATTATTACTGCTCACAGATGGCAACCTGCCTTGAGTGGTATTGTGTCATCAGGAAAGATGAACAACACAGGTAGTGAGATAAGAATTGCTTATGAACTAGCAATGAGTACAGTTATCAAAGATACCACAAACATCCTTCTAGCACCAATAAGAAAGGTGTTAGGTAAGGAGCTAGGTCTTGATACTTCTGACTTACGAGTAGTTTATGAGCCACCAATATCTTTCCTATCTGATCTAGATCCAAAACAAGTTCTTACTATCAATGAGCAAAGAATGATGTTAGACAAGGATCTAGAAGCGATACAAGATGGTGATATGCTTCTTACTGATAGACAGTCGATTAAGGTTGAGAAAACAGAAACAGTAATTACAAATAATCAGTAGTATGGCAAATGTAAGACAATACAATAATTTAGTTACAGCATCAGAAGTGATTGCTCAGGCTTTTACAAACCAAGCCACAGATACTGCACTAATATCAGAATCTATTATTGACATTGCTGAGTTGGCACACATCAAGCCTATCTTGGGTTTAGATATGTACGAGGAGCTTAAAACGCAAAACCACAACTCAACTCTTACAACAGCTAACTCTGATCTACTTACTCATTATCTAAAGCCTGCTTTATGTTGGTATGTTAGATTTGAAGTGATGAATGAGATTCAATACAATACCACATCAGCAGGTGTAGTTATAAATGTATCAGAGTTTAGTAGTCCTGCAAATGTAGAGCAATTCAATCAAATGAAATCTGACACCTTTAGAAAGGCACAGGTAATGAGTGATGATATGATCTCTTATATTACACACGAAGATCAGACAAATAATTACCCACTTTACGGTAAGGATGGAGATTACATGACACCCAATGATGGTGATGTAGCTAGAAAAATGAACGGAATAATTTTTTACTGATGCCAACAGATTTTCCAAAAAAAGGTGATGACAAGAAGATCTCTTTACGAAATAGTGAAGAGAAGCAATTCAGTTATGAGTTTGCTAAAAATCTAAAAGAGCAGCAGCCGAAGATATGGAAGGCAGGAGGTAATATTCGTGGCAATGAAGCATTTATGCTTTGGGGTAGGGCTAGAGATGGTCAGGACACAGAATCGATAAGAGAATGGATCAAAGAAAGAGAGTCTTGGGCGAAAAGACATTTTAGAGATGGTCAAAAGTTTAAAGGTGATGTAGAGCCAAACCTTAGCAATGTTGCAGGTGTTGTTGCACAGATCAAATGGGGTGTCATAGGAAACTTAGGAGAGCAAGGAATGAAAGATGTTATTCTTGAATTAACAAAAAAACTAGAAGGAAGAAAAGATAATATGAAAAATGTAAGTCCAACAGTAAAAAAGGGATTGGAGAAAAAGGTGAAAGATCACAACGAAGAAGTAAAAGACTTAAAGGTAGATTGGAATCCTAGAGTGACTTATGCTAAATTAGAGAAAGTTTTTGATCGTGGCATCGGTGCTTACCGAACAAATCGAGAATCGGTTAGACCCAATGTAAAATCTGAGGAACAATGGGCATACGCAAGAGTAAATTCTTTTCTTTTTGTTATGAAAAAAGGTCGTTTTCAAGGTGGTCAGCATGATACTGATTTGTTACCTAAGGATCATCCTATGAAAAAAGCAATGGAAGATACAGATAACTATCAACACACAAGAAAAAACCCTGATTGTCCTGATGGATATGAACACCAAATGCCTGATGGATCTTGGATGTGTGGTAGAAAACATGGTGGAGATGGCTACAACAAGGTTGGTGAGGATAAACTTATTGAGTTCCTAAATATAATGAAAGAAGAACTAATTACAGAAATTAAAATAATAAAGAAATAAGATGGCAAGTACAATAACTAACGCAACGCTTACAGTTACTATAACAGAGTCGCTATCATTAGGTGGAACTCAATACGGAGGAACAAAGACTCTTGAGATTGCTGACATCAACGAAGCATTTAAAAGAATCGTAAAATGTGCAGCAAGTCAGACAACCACTATTGCTACATTTAACGGAAACGCTTTTGCTGCTGACAATGCGCTTGACTTAGAGGATGCTAAGTATGTTAGGGTAACAAACCTTGACGATACAAATCCTATCGAGTTAGCTATCGTTGGAGCAGCCACCCTTTATCAAGTAAGATTAGCAGCAGGAGAGTCGCATATTTTAGGCGCACCTGATGACTTGATGTTAGCTGAGGCGGACACTTCTCCTAGTTTTGGAACTATGGCTGATATAGCTAGTATTCAGGTGAACCCTGCTAGTAACGATGTAGATGTAGAAATTTTAGTAGCTTCAGTATAATATGGCAAGTAACGAACATAGCAGTTTAGCAAACGATCAACTTCATGTTCCTAAGGATTTTAGTACAGCAGCTAACAATACTGCTTTGGTTAAAAATTCTAGTGGAGCTTTGCAATGGAGATCTCGTGAAAAACAAATCATAACAACAGGTGGTTATCACACTTCTAGTGGAGCTGTTGATAATCAATATGCAAAGCAATTCTCTGCCGATTACCACAACTACAACCAACAGGTAGATGTTTTAGATGCAACTAACGGAACTGAGAATGAAGGAATGAAGTGGGCGCATATGTTTTCGGAGTATGTTTGTCCTGCATCAGGAACGGTTGCAGGTTGGAAGGTTATGTACGGTGGTACTGCTAGTGCGCAATGGGAAATGAAGTTGTATAAACTTTCTGTTACATCAGGAACAGGTGCAAATGTAGATTTAACCCAACTAGGAACAACCATGTCTTTAACCAATGACTCAGGTGGTAATAAATTCGTTACGATAGGGGAAATGGGGGTAAGCGGTACTTTAACTTTTGAAGAAAATGATGTTTTGGTTGTTATTCTAGTAAAGAAAACAGCAAGTTCTAAGACTATTTGGTGGAACGGAACACTAGAACTACTATTTGACTAATAAGATGGCTACAACAGCACAAGAAATAGCTCTAATGAAACAAAGAATGGACTCTATGGAGGATAAGCTAGACAAGATGGATAGCAAACTTGATATGCTTACAGAGAAGTTGCTAAATCCTGATAATGGTGTAGTTTCAAGGGTTAACAAAAACACATCTGCAAGATTGAATATGCAGAGAGCTTTGTGGGGTTTATGGACTGTTGTTGTTGGTGCTTTGGTAACTTACTTTTTATCAAATAGATAATGGCAAGAAAAGTAGTAACTAGCTTCATAGCGAAGCCTAAAAAAAAGCGCAAAGGAGTTCACAGCAAGAATGCTTCTAAAGGGCAAAGTGGATATAAGAAAAAATACAGAGGTCAAGGTAAGTGATACAAAAAGATTTAACATTATCGGTTGGTAATATAATTTGGATTATAGGTATTATCTTTACAATGGGTATAGCTTATAGTCAAATAGCGCAACTTGATGAGGATATTCTTGTTTTAGAAAAGAGATTGGAGAAGAAGATAAAAGTAATAAACGAGTGTGAAGATAAAATACACGAATTAGAAAAAGATATAGCAACATACAAAAACTGTAAACACCATAAATAATATGAAAAATTTTATATGCAAAGCGTTATACTATATTACCTTTAAGAAGGTATGTTTTGGAATGTGTAAAAGCTGTAAGAAATAATGGAAGAGATATTAAAGTTAATAGAGGGCTATGGTTTACCATTAGTGTTATTGCTAGGTGCTTTATATGCTCTATATCGCTTCCTCGTTTTCTCACTTTACGAGGTTAAAAACCAATTTTCACGCCATCACGAGAGGGCAGCAGACAATATCAATGAAATGATGAAGAAGATTGATATTATACTTGAGTTTATTAAAAAGAAGTAATGGAATTAGTAGTATTACGCTACAACATATCGTCTGACAGCACAAATGGTATGTTGTTGGAGAAAACTTGGATAGGGTATGATTTTCTTTGCTACACCCTAGAAGATGAGGAGAGAGAGGTGAAGGTAAAAGGGGAAACTATGATACCTTACGGAAGGTATGAAATAAAGTTACGAAAAGAAGGAGGATTTCATGAAAGATATAGTAAACGATTTTCTGATATACACGATGGTATGCTTCATATCACTAATGTTCCTAACTTTGAGTATATTCTTA